AAAATGGCCGTTTTCCATCCGTAGCGCTGGCCCTTTACCGTCTTAGGGTTATTGTCAAAATTCAATAATCTTTTTGCTCTGTAAATTTTCATGTCCGAACCCGTGACTTGTTTTTATTCGAACCTTTGCCAGGGTTGCTGGCTTGACGGGTGTTTTCTTCAGATAGTCTCTGAATAAAACCTGGGTATTCTTGAGTCATGTCTTCACCATAAGCGGCGGCCCATGCCTCAAGAATTTGCGCTAATGTATATTTTTCCATAATTTTTCTTTCATAGTTAACAGGCCCCGCGTTGGAGTAGTTACTACTCGCTTAGCATCCACCACGGGACCATGTTTTATATATAGGTTATTATAGGACAATTGTCAACAGATAAAAAAATTTTTTTTACAGTAAAGAGCTTGTGGGCGGGTCCCACCCAAGAAAAAAAAAGAAAAAAATAAGAGCTTGACAATTATGTTAGAATATCCTATAAATTAATATAACAACAAAAAGGAGGCCAAATGGCAAAAACAATGACGAAATATCAACTAGACCACTTCAAGTCTAAGGTGAGAAGAAACTTTGACCCTTTGATAGAAGAACAGGAATTGTTGGTAAAACAATATAGAGCTGAAGCAACCGAGAAGATAGTCGGTAAGTTAGCCAAGAAAATGGGTGCTGATAAAATCTTAAATGAGTTTAAGAAGGCGGAAGCTCAACTGAAGGCGGTACAAGATAAAGCTCGTACCTTCTTTAAGAAGAAGGCGGAACAAGACGAGAGTAAGAAAAAAGACTTTAATAACTATCGTTTTGACCGAGACGAAAAACTGTCTCTTAATGATTGCGAAGAGCAAATGAGAGACTGGGCTAGAGAGCTTGTTGATAGAGAAATAAGAAGAAGGCCTGAAGGACTGAAGTTAAAACAGCTTGAGGACTTAAAGACTAAAGCTGTTGATACAGTTATGGAAAGCGGAACGCCTGAAGAGTTATTAAAACAACTTGACCTCACAACCAAGAAAATTGGTATTGCGTGGGTAGTGGACACTTCCAAAATAAAACAAATTGAAAGTCAATAAATAAAAAAGGGGGCGAAAGCCCCCTTTTAATCTTTAGTTATAATAAAATAAAAAAACAACACTAGCGACTAGCATTATTACAAAATCAACAATTTCAACTTCCATTATTGCTTTGAAATATATTCAAGGAAACTGAAACAATATCAGAATTAGCTGTTGTATATCTGTCCTTGTCCCTGTCCCAAAAAGTCATATAAGGCCTTCCTGTTTTTTTATGTATTTCAATTTTTGATTTACTGTCCCAAGTCCCACGTCTCGTTATGCTTTGACCTTGCATATTTTCTTCACCATTAATTGTTTCAGGTGTCCAAGATGCGATAAACTTATCACCTTCTTTAAACCTCATAAAATATTTCCTCCTTTCTATTGACAAACATATCAGAATATCCTATATTGTCAATATGAAAGGAGAAATAATTATGGACAATGTAAATGTACAATTTCTAGTTCTTAAAGTAGAAGAGCAAAAATTAAACACTCAACCATATAGAGTTTCAGTTGATGTTGTTGGTTCTTTTAATAACTTAGAAGATGCTAGAAAATGCAAGGAAGCTAAGGACACTTTGAATAATATTACACCTAATGAATATGACTGGTGTCATACACAATTCAAAGTTCAACAGATTTTTTATAAGTCCTTAGTCCAAGCTGATAAAAAATCGGCTTAACTTGTAAAAACAATCTTCCTGTTGCAGAAATGCAACAGGAAGTGTTGCAAAAACATCACGACCATTTTGGGTCTTGGTAAGGGCATGTGGGCGGGACCCACCCAAGAAAAAAAAGAAAAAAATCGTTTGACATAAAAATACTGTTCCTATATTATCCTATACATAAACAAGGAGGACTAAATGAAAGTAAAACAAACTGCACACTACAACGGCAAAAAATATCCGCTGCCGTTTTTAATTGCTAAAGAGACATTGACTACTGAGATGGAAAAAGTAAGCAATCCATTTTCTGGTGAGTCAGTTGAACTGCCGGCATTTGCCGCTGCTGTTTACGATGTAATCATGGGGTCAAATATGATTGCAGAAAAATTTGACAGCAAATTTGGACAGGGCACAGCGCCTGAATGGAAAACGGTTCGACAAGGCCTGGACTGGTTTAGAAAACATTTTGCTAAAGAATACATGGTGCTTTTAGACTAAACGAGAACAACGAACCGGTGACCGAAATGGGTCACCGGTTCGAGAGAAAAGCATGTGGGCGGGTCCCTCCCTAATAGAGGTCCCAATAGGAATTATTACTGCCGTCATAGCTTTATAAAAAAATCGAAAGGGGTGCCGTGTAGTAGGGGTCCCAGAGCTACCCTATATAGTTTGATTTGAATAGTTATTCCTGTATATTAGTTTATACCCATATTAAAAATATGCTAACAATAGAAGATATTAATAAAATTAAAGATCCTATTAAACGTAGAAAGTTAAAAGAAGATCTAGTTAATGCAGATGAAGCTGCTGATAGAAAAGAGGCTCATGATCATTTTTTATCTTTTGTAAAACAAATGTGGCCTCAATTCATAGAGGGGTCCCACCACGAACGTATCGCAGATAAATTTAATAAATTAGCCACGGGTGAAATAACAAGATTAATTATTAACATGCCCCCTAGGCATACTAAATCAGAATTTGCATCTTACTTTTTACCTGCATGGATGATTGGTAGGAATCCTGCTTTAAAAATTATTCAAGCAACACACACAGCAGAACTTGCCATAAGTTTTGGTCGTAAAACAAAAAATTTAATTGACTCTGCTAATTATCAAAAAATTTTTAATACAAGATTACAAGAAGATTCGAAAGCTGCTGGACGTTGGAATACATCTGAACAAGGAGAATATTTTGCTGTTGGTGTTAAAGGTGCCGTAACAGGTCGTGGTGCTGATCTATTAATTATCGATGATCCACATTCAGAGCAAGATGGAGCAAGCAACAAGACCACTGCTTTTGATACAGCTTACGAATGGTATACATCAGGACCAAGACAACGTTTACAACCAGGTGGTCGTATTGTTGTAGTTATGACTCGTTGGTCTACAAAAGATTTAACTGCAAAATTAATAAATGCACAAGCAGATGAAAATGCAGACAAGTGGGAGATTATAGAATTTCCAGCTATCTTACCTAATGGAAAACCATGTTGGCCAGAGTATTGGAAGATTGAAGATTTTGAAGCAGTAAAAGCCTCTGCTGGTGTAAATAAATTTAATGCACAGTATCAACAAAATCCAACATCAGAAGAAGGTGCAATTATAAAACGTGAGTGGTGGCAGGATTGGGATAAGGATGAATTACCAAGAGTTTATCATTGCATACAATCTTACGATACAGCATTCTTAAAAAAAGAAACTGCTGACTTTTCTGCAATTACAACATGGGGCGTGTTCCGAGAAAATGAAGACTCACAAGAATGTTTGATACTCCTTGATTCGTGGAAAGGTCGAGTGGAGTTTCCTGAACTAAGACGCGTGGCCAAAGAACAATATGATTATTGGAAACCTGAAACAGTTATCATTGAAGGTAAAGCATCAGGTTTACCCCTGACACATGAATTAAGGAACATGGACATACCTGTGGTTAATTTTGTTCCAAGTAAAGGACAAGATAAACATGCAAGAATAAATGCTGTAGCACCCTTATTTGAGTCTGGTAAGATCTATGCACCTCTAGACCGAGAGTATGCTGAAGAAATGATAGAAGAGGTAGCTGCTTTTCCATATGGAGAAAACGACGACTTAGTGGATTCTATGACTCAAGCTTTATTGAGATATAGGCAAGGAGGACTGATAACTCACCCTGAAGATGTTGTAGAACCCTCTTTACCTCGTGGTAAAAAGAGTTATTATTGGTAGATGAAAAATCCTACCCTTGTAAAGAATATGAAGCATGTTAAATGGAAAGAGATACCCCCTCTGTCTGGCCCAGATCCACGAGGCTTGATTAAGGAGACAAAACAAGGTAAACAAGAAAGATTGGAGAACATAAATGGCAGACATCGACAAATCACTTCCAAACGAAGTTAAAAAAACTATTGAGATCGAGGGACCTGAAAAAGAGGTCGAGATCACAGAAGAAATTCAAGAATCCATTCCAAGTCAAGGCGACACGGAAATTACACCTACAGATGACGGAGGTGTAGAAGTTAACTTTGAACCAGGAGCCTTTAGTCAACCACAGGGAGAAGGTCATTTTGATAATCTCGCTGAGTTACTACCGGAGGAAATTTTAGGTCCTCTTGGTTCAACGTTAAGTCAAAACTATCAAGATTATAAAACATCACGAAAAGAATGGGAGCACTCTTACATACAGGGTCTAGATCTTTTAGGATTTAAATACGAACAACGGACAGAACCGTTTCAAGGCGCAGCAGGCGCAACACATCCTGTACTCGCAGAAGCAGTCACGCAATTCCAAGCGTTGGCTTACAAAGAATTGTTACCGGCCGACGGACCTGTAAGAACACAAATCATTGGCGCACCAACTCCGCAAAAAGAACAACAGTCTAAAAGAGTAAAAGAATTTATGAACTATCAGCTTATGGATCAGATGAAAGAGTATGAACCTGAGTTTGATCAGATGTTATTTTATTTACCATTATCGGGATCTGCGTTTAAAAAAGTTTATTACGATGATTTATTACAAAGAGCCGTTTCTAAATTTGTACCGGCA